TAGTACGATCTGAATTAACTAAATTTATTGTTGGTAAAATCTCAGAACTGGAAACTATTTAATTTGTTTATTGATTAAACCAGCCAAGACCGAAGAGAACTTCCTAACTTCTCTTTCTGGTTTGTCCCAAAAGAAAGCGTGAGTCACTTCTTCTATTAAAGTGCTGAGTTTCCTGCGTTTTTTGAGTTTTGGGTCCACTAGAATTTTGGGGTTATCTAGTTCCGGAGAATAACACAAACCATCAGCGTTGTAGGTGTGATGGGGTTTTTTCCATACCAGTTCGTATTCTACACCGTCGGAATTTTTGAATTTGATTTTCTCCATATATATAAGATATACACTTTTTTTGAAAAATCAATTATTTTTAGTAAAATAGTGTAATACCAAGAAGATGAAAATATATTGTCCAACTTGCGGAGGTGGTACGAACTACGCCGCGGTAAAACCTAATTTTTGCGCCTCATGCGGGGAGGCCTTCTCGGCCTTTGGCAAGACTCCGGCAAAAAGGGTGTTTAGGGCTGATCCCAGAAATCCAGCAGCAACAATTCAGGAAGAGGTCGAGGAAGAAGTGTTCGAGGTCCCCAATATCGATAGACTAGATATAGATATTAATGCATCTCGATCATTTAATGTTGTGTCTTTGAAGGACTTGGCTAGTTCCGATCAGGATCAGGTTGGCGATGGGTATGTTAGGGAAGCGGACCCAACTTACTCCAAAGAGTCTTTCGCTGAGGATTTTATGAGGGACGCGGGATCATCTCGAAACCATGAGCAGGCGCAAGAAACCTAAATTCGAAGACTTAATTGAGCAGATAGATTTAGAAATAAAAAAAAGAAAATCCAAATGGAATTTAACAGCGCTTTCGTGGATGGATTTCGATGACGTTTCTCAGATTTTAAGAATTCACATCTTTAAAAAGTGGCATTTATATGACACTCGAAAACCTCTTAATCCATGGATTAACCGTATAATTTCCAACCAGATAAAAAATCTAATTAGAAATAATTACGGAAATTATTGCAGACCCTGTTTAAAATGTGCAGCGGCGGAAGCTGGTGACTTGTGTTACATCTACGGAAAACAATCGGAAGCATGCCCCCTTTACGCGAACTGGACAAAAACCAAAAAACAAGCATATGACGCAAAGTTGCCCGTCTCCATAGATGACCATTCACACGAAATAAACTCCGCTGAGTATTCGGGGTTGGATGTAATTTCGATGATGGAAAAACTTCACGTTAAGATGGAGTCCACTCTAAAGCCCGCGGAATGGAAAATATATAAGGCTCTTTATATTAATAATATGTCCGAGGAGGAAGCGGCGACTTTAATGGGGTATAAGACAAACGAAAGGAATAGAGTTCCCGGATACAAACAAATTAAAAATGTTAAAAAATCCATAATACAAAAAGTTAAAAGGATGTTGAAGGACGGAGATATTGAAATTTTATGAGCTCCAAAAATATAGAACTTAATGAGGACCAACAGCTAGCACTGTTGAACGAATGGAATAATCGTCCTGATGATCCCCCCTACATCAAGGAACTAATCGAATTAGTCTTCCCGGATGTTCCTGAAGACATGAGGGATGGAAGATCTAAGTATGGAAGAGCCGTAAAGAAATTTCTGGCTGAAAAGAGTATTAAGGCAAAGGTGTCTCATAAGTATTACCCGAAAGAGAAAACCGAACTTACCGAAGATCAGAAAGAGTTTATCTCGAATAATTGCGGCGCGATGAAACCTATGGAGATGGCTAAGGTGGTTTTCGATGACCCAAACATTTCCCCCTTAGATCTCAGATATAAGGTGCTGTTTGAGTTTCTTAAGACGATAAATAACAAAGTTAAGTATTCGGACGTAACGAATGAGGAGACTGCCGCAGAGGGAGGATATTCTCCGCCCAAGTCAGAAGCTCGTGCGTTGGTTAGGGTTAACAAGTACGTTTACAACGGGATAGACAAGGAAAAAGTTACGACTAAAACAAAAAGGAATTTGTATACCTTAATTGGATACATGCATACGTTCCGTTTTCTTCATCAAATTGGTACTTACAATATTGAGACAGATAGGGAATTATTCGAAAGCAGCTTTGTAAGATATACATGGGATAAGCCCGACCTAACTCAAGAGGAAGTGGATCAATATATCGTTCTCTCTGCGGAAGTGGTTATAGCCTCAAATATCCAGCGGCGCGTCGAAAGACTCCAACAGCTACTAGATCAGAACGCGGAAGATACGGAGGGTCGCAGAATGGCGATGAGTTTGGTGGAAGCAATTAACACGGCCCAAACAGAATACAACCAGTGCGTCAATCGCCAGACCAAGTTGCTTAACGAACTGAAAGAGAAGAGAAGCCAGCGAATGAGTAAAATGATGCAGGAATCTGCTTCCATATTGAACCTTGTAGAACTTTGGAAAAGCGAGGAGTCTAGACATAAAATGATTAAGATAGCTGAACTTCGAAAGAAGAATGTTTCCAATGAGATAGAGAGGCTGACCTCCATGGAGGAGATCAAGTCTCGTATCATGGGTATCAGCGAAGAGGAAGTTTTAAATGGTTGAATGTAATGTTTGCAAAAAAGAATTCGAAAAAGACAAGAGCCTTCATCTTCATATAAAAGCTCACAAACTTTCGATAGGAGACTACTACCAAACACAGTTTCCTCGTTACGATTTATACTCCAAGGAATTAATAAAATTTAAAAATAAAGAACAGTATCTTTCCGCCGACTTCAACGACAAAAGAAATTTGAAAAGTTGGCTGAAAGAAGCTTCCATGGAGAAAGCTAGAAAATACTGCAAAGGCCTTTTAACAAAAAGAAAGAGGGAAAAGGGCCTTGAATATACACCCACCGAAGTAGAGCTACGAACGCTTTTGGTTCCACCCATTTCCTATTATCAAATAATTTTTGAGGACTATTATAAATTGTGTGAAGAAATAGGTTTGAAGAATAAACTTTCATCTTTGCCTACTCAAGGACCAGACGGAAAAATAAAATTTGAGGAGGAGTTTGATGAAGATCATTTAATATACATTGACTCACGGGAACAAAACCCCTTGCAAATAAAAGACTTCCCCACCGAGGTTAGGGGATTAAAATTTGGAGATTACTGCCTTAACGACAAGAAGAAAACGGGTAATTGTTATATTGAGAGAAAGTCTGTTCCAGACCTTATAGGCACGCTGAGTTCGGGTTTGGAAAGATTCAAAAATGAAATAAAAAGAGCGGCGGAAGAAGATGCGTATATGGTGATTCTTGTTGAGCGAAAATTAGAAGAGTGTTTAGCATTTAAAAAACTCCCTTATGTCTACAAAAAAAATACCCGCGTAACCCCTGATTTTATTTTTCATAACGTGAGGGAGTTGATTCAGGAATTTCCTCATATTCAGTTTTTGTTCGTGGATGGAAGAGTAGAATGCGTAAGAATAGTGAAGAAACTTTTACTAACAAAAATATTAAAAATTAAGTTCGATCTACAGCTTGCCTATGATCTTAAATTATTATGAAGGGATATATTTGTTTAACCTATAACGAAGCAATAGCAATAGTGTTGATAATGATTCTTATTGCGTATTTGGATTGATATGTGGTACTGCCCCGACAAATACAATAAACCTATCGTAGACATAAACAAGGAGTCCCTTGCGTTAAAGGGGGAACTCGGGGATCGGCAGGCTAAGATTACACTAGCCAAGTTCATGCGCTCTAACCTTGGTTTTACCACAGAGCTTTTGTCGGGGATTAAACTTGCCCTTTACCAAGAAATAACTCTGAAGGCATTCTTCAATAGAAACTTTAGTATGTGTGTGTGGGGACGTGGCTGCGGAAAAACTTTTATTGCGGCTATTTATTGTTTTCTTCAATGTGTTTTTGAACCCCGAACAAAGATACTTATAGCGGGGCCGACCTTTCGTACAGCTAGGTTTATTTTTAACAATATAGAAAAAATTGTAGAGTCTAAAGAAGCCCAAATGTTGGCTCACGCTTTCGGTGCTAAGTCTAAACGTAACGATCAGTTCGAGTGGAAAATCAATGAGGGAACAATCACAGCTATTCCTTTAAGTGGAGAAAAGATTCGGGGTTTTCGCGCCAACGTTTTAGTTCTCGATGAGTTTTTGTTGTTACCAGAAGACACTATTAAGAATGTATTGATGCCATTCTTGGTGGCTCCTCAGGATATGGCAGAGAGAATAAAGATAAGGGAAATGGAAGATGACCTTATCGCCAAGGGGGAAATGAAAGAGAAAGACCGGATTGTGTTTGAAAACAATTCAAAGATGATAGCGTTGTCTTCCGCCAGTTATAGTTTTGAAAACCTCTATCGTACATATAAGGATTGGATGGGTAATATTTATTCAGATGATATTATGCAATCTAATTACTTT